ACCAGGATCATCACAATTATGAAAATAGGATTTTGCGGAACAATGAGTGTAGGTAAAACTACACTAGTTAATGCACTTAAAGAATTACCTGAATTTAAAGATTATACATTCAGGACAGAACGTTCAAAATATTTGATGGAATTAGGTATTCCATTGAATACTGATTCAACTACTAAAGGTCAAGCTGTATTTTTAGCTGAACGAGCAAGCGAATTAATGCAAGAAAACATTATTACCGATCGTACTATTATTGATGTAATGGCATTTGCAAAAGCATCTAAATCAATGAATTATTATGATGCTGAAAAGTTTTGTGAATTTGCTAGAATTATGCTCCATGAATATGATTGTTTATTTTATGTTTCACCTGAAGGAGTAGAAATGGAAGATAATGGTGTTCGTGAAACTGATTTAGAATATCGTAATTTAATTGATGGTATAATTAAACACCAATTAGATTCCAACAAACATAGAATTAAAAATTTAATACGTATTAAAGGTTCTACTGAAGAACGTATCGCACAGGTGAAATCTGCACTTTCTTTGTAATATTTATAACAAAATATTTTCAAATGAAAAAATCAGAAGCTAAAGAATATATTAAAGAACTTATTGTATCTGAATTATCTGTAAAAGAAGGTACTTATGTTGGTGCAGCTGCTGTAGGTGCTCTTCAAAAAGATCCTAAATTTGCAGCCGCTAAAGATAAATCATCTGCCCTTAATACTTTAAAAGCAGGTGGGAGTGTAACTTTAGAAAACGAAGAAGAATTTGATGCTGAACCAACAGCAAAAGATCTTGCTGCAAACTCTTCAATGGTTAAATTACAATCCAAATATGGTCAAGTAGTTAAACAAATGAAATCTGTATTAAACCAATACAAATCAGCTGAAGGTTCTGAAAAACAAAAATATGTTGATCAATTAAAAGATTTAACTAAGCTTAAAAAAGAATTAGAAGCTATGATTAATCCTTCAATGGACGACGAAGACGAAGAATAATATGGACTTTAAAAAGGTTTTTGGAAGTTTAAAAAACATACTCATAGTAGTACTTATTATCATAATTTTGATAATGAGAAACTGTTCTGGAAATTCAAAACCTCCAAAACCACCTAAACCAACAATTGAAACAAAAACAGAATACATTACTGTAGAAAAAGAAGTTCCTGTTTATGTTCCAAAATGGAAAACCAAAGAAATTCCTAAATTAATCCCATATCCTATTCCCACAGATACGGCAGCAATTTTGTTTGAATATTATGCTCAATACAAATATTCTGATACTTTGTCTTTAGATACTATAGGTTATGTAGTAGTAAATGACGTTATTTCTAAAAACAAAATAGAATCTCGTAGTTATGTACAAAAAATTATTATTCCTGTTACAACTACTACTATTACAAATACTGTTTATGAAAATAAGCGTGAATTTTATTATGGTTTAGGAGTTGCCGGAAATAAAAATCAACTTAATTATGTTGGTGCCGAATTGATGTATAAAAATAAAAAGAAACAAGCATATGGCTTGGGTGTCGGTATTAACCAAAACTTACAACCAGTTCTCTCAGGCCGTATCTATTGGAAGATAGGTAAATGAGTCAACAACCCGATTTAAGACAGATAATTAGAGAAGAGTATTTAAAGTGTGCACAAGATCCTGCTCACTTTATGAAAAAATACTGCCACATCCAACACCCTCAACGTGGTCGAGTATTATTTAATCTATATCCTTTTCAAGAAAAAACATTACGTTTATTTAGAGATAATCCTTATTCGATTGTACTTAAATCTCGTCAGTTAGGTATCTCTACATTAGCCGCAGGTTATTCTCTGTGGTTAATGTTGTTTCATAAAGATAAAAACGTACTTTGTATTGCAACAAAGCAGGAAACTGCTCGTAACATGGTTACGAAAGTTAAGTTTATGTTCGACAATTTACCTTCATGGTTAAAAATAGGTGCTGAAGAAAATAATAAACTATCTTTACGATTAGCTAATGGATCTCAAATTAAAGCCACCTCAGCAAGTAGTGACGCTGGTCGATCAGAAGCAGTATCTTTACTATTAGTTGATGAGGCCGCTTTCATTGAACAAATTGGTGAGATTTGGGCCTCAGCACAACAAACCTTAGCAACTGGTGGTGGTGCTATTGTATTATCAACCCCATACGGTACAGGTAACTGGTTTCATAAAACATGGGTTTCAGCTGAAAGTGCTGAAAATGATTTTTTACCAATTAAATTACCTTGGTATGTTCACCCTGAACGAGATGAGGCATGGAGAAAAAGACAAGATGAATTACTTGGTGATCCTAGATTAGCATCCCAAGAATGTGACTGCGACTTTAGCACCTCAGGTGATGTAGTATTTTATCCTGAATGGGTAGATTTTATAAAAGAAACAACAATTAAAGAACCATTAGAGCGAAGAGGAGCTGACCAAAACTTATGGATATGGGAACCTGCAGATTATAGTAGAGAATACATGATAGTAGCAGACGTAGCCAGAGGTGATGGTAAAGACTCTTCCGCTTGTCATGTAATTGATATAGCAACAAACACACAAGTTGCTGAATATAAAGGACAGCTTCCACCAAAAGAATATGGTTATTTCTTAGTAGGTTTAGCTTCCGAATATAACAATGCAATGTTGGTAGTTGAAAATGCCTCAATTGGTTGGGCAACATTAGACGCCATCATTGAAAGAGGTTATCGTAACCTTTATCATTCTCCTAAATCAGACCAATTAACAGCCGAATCATATTTAAGAGTATTTGAAGGTAATTCTGATATGACTCCAGGGTTTACAATGTCTTTAAGAACAAGACCATTAGTTGTAAATAAATTTAGAGAATATGTTGGTGATCGTTCTGTAACAATACGTTCAAAACGATTGCTAGAGGAAATGAAAGTATTTATTTGGAAAAATGGTAGACCTGAAGCTCAAACCGGCTATAATGATGATTTAGTAATGAGTTTTGGTATAGGAATGTTTTTAAGAGATACATCTTTAAAATTCCAACAACAATCTCATGACATGACTCGAGCTACACTTGGTAATATGAGCAAGAGTACGTATGTTGGTGCTTATAACCCAAATGCTCCTAAAAATCCATATTCTATGCAAACAGATAAAGGAATGGAGGACATTAGTTGGTTGCGATAATATTTATATATATAATAAAAACATAAAATGGCAGATACTAGCTTATTCACCCGATTACAACGACTGTTTTCAACAGATGTTATTGTGCGAAACGTAGGTGGAAACGAATTAAAAGTAATGGATGTAGATTCTATCCAACAATCCGGAGATATAGCTACTAATTCATTAATGGATAGATATAATCGTTTATATTCCCCATCCTCAACTTCACTTTTAGGTTCCCAAATTAATATTAATTGGCAATACCTTAGAACCATGGTCTACTCAGACTATGATAATATGGATTATGATGCTATTATTGCTTCTGCTCTTGATATTATTGCAGATGAATGTACATTAAAAAATGATATGGGGGAAGTACTTCAAATTAAATCAAATAATGAAGATGTACAACAAATCCTTTATAATTTATTTTATGATGTATTAAATATTGAATTTAATCTTTGGTCTTGGATTCGCCAAATGTGTAAATACGGTGATTTTTTCCTTAAAATGGAAATTGCTGAAAAATATGGTGTTTATAATGTTATCCCTTATACAGCATATCATATTGAAAGACAAGAAAATTATGATAAAGAACACCCAAATGCTGTAAGATTTAGATACTCACCCGAAGGTATTTATGCAGGTGGTTCAGGCTATTATGGTACTCCTACTTTAGGTCAATACCAAGATAACCAACCAGGAGTTTATTTCGACAATTATGAAATGGCTCATTTTAGATTATTAACAGATGTTAATTATCTTCCCTATGGTCGTTCATACTTAGAACCCGCTCGTCGTATTTTTAAACAATATTCATTAATGGAAGATGCGATGTTAATCCATAGAATTTCCCGCAGCCCAGACCGTCGTGTATTCTATATTAACGTAGGTTCAATTCCCCCAAACGAGGTAGAAAATTTCATGCAGAAAACAATTTCTACAATGAAACGTACCCCTTTGATGGATAGTAAAACAGGTGAATATAATCTTAAGTATAACATGCAAAACTTACTTGAAGATTTTTATATTCCTGTTCGTGGAAATGATACATCAACTAAAATTGAAACTCAACCTGGTTTACAATACGATGGTATTCAAGACGTAACTTATTTACGAGATAAATTATTCGCAGCCCTTAAAGTTCCTAAAGCATTTATGGGTTATGAAAAAGATTTAACTGGTAAAGCAACATTGGCCGCTGAAGATATACGCTTTGCTCGCACTATTGACCGTATACAACGCATTATCTTATCAGAATTATATAAAATCGCATTAGTTCATTTGTATTCGCAAGGATACACTGGAGAAGAATTAACTAATTTTGAATTAGATTTAACAGGTCCTTCAATTATTTATGAGCAAGAAAAAATTGCTTTAATGACTCAAAAGGTAGATTTAGCTCAAAAGATTATGGAAACTAAATTATTACCTAGTGATTGGATTTACGACTATATCTTCAACTTTAGCCAAGATCAATATGATGAATATAGAGATTTATTAGCTGAAGATCAAAAACGTACTTTCCGTTATAATCAAATTATGGAAGAAGGTAATGATCCTAAAGTAACAGGTCGTTCATACGGTACCCCACATGATTTAGCTTCATTATATGGTAAAGGTAGAATGTACTCTGAACCAGATAATGTTCCTGTAGGATATGGAGATGACTTAAAAATGGGTCGTCCTGAAGAAAAATCAACTACTCGTAATACTCAAGATGATAATTTTGGTAAAGATAGATTAGGTGCTAAAGGTATGAAAAAAGATGATAACGAATCGGATTCAATTCGCCCTCAATATAAAGGTGATTCTCCATTAGCATTAGAAGCAAAACAAGTTTATCTTAAAAATAAAACACTAATTGAGGGTATTACTAAAAAAATCTCACTTACTGAAGATAAACCAAAAGATTCACTATTAGATGAAAGTCAAATAAGAGAATAAAAATCTTTATATATTTATAATAAAACCTATAGGGATGAATATAAAACATTCTAAGTATAAGAATACTGGAATTCTATTTGAACTTTTAGTAAGACAGATTACATCGGATACTCTGTCGGGAAAAGATTCAAAAGCAACCAATATTCTAAAAAAGTATTTTGTAAAAACAGAATTAGGGAGAGAGTATAAATTATACGAAACCCTTTCAAAACACAAAAACCTTACAGAAGGTAAAGCAGAAGTTGTAATTAATTCAGTTATTGAATCGTCTAAAAACCTAAACAGAGGTACATTAAAAAGACAAAAATATAACTTAATCAAAGAAATTTCAAATAATTATAATTTAGAGGAATTTTTTAGAACGAAACTTCCAAATTATAAAACTCACGCGGCTTTATACACCTTATTAGAAATTTATAATAGTGAAAATTTATCAAACCCCGATCAAATTATTTCAAACAAAATTGCTATTTTAGAAAGTTTAACTACTAGACAAGTTAATAAACAAAAAGTAGAAAATGATTTGATGACGGAATTTCAATCATATGATAAAGATTTACGTATATTAACATATAAAGTATTATTAGAAAAATTCAATGGAAAATATGCTTCATTGAATGACAACCAAAAATCAGTTTTAAAAGAATTTATTAATTCTGTTGATTCAACCCCAAAACTAAGAGAATTTTATAATTCTAAGATTCAACAAATTAAAGAAGAATTAAATAAAATTACTCCTAAAATCAAAGACAAAGCTGTTCAAATTAAATTAAATGAGGTTAATAATATGTTATTACCTTTAGGAAAAACAGCTAATGTTGGTGATGATGAGTTAGTTAATTTGTTACAATATTTTGCATTATTAGAAGAACTTATTGAATCAAATGGGTAAATTTAAATACAAATTAAAGGAATTAGAAGTTGGTGACGTAGAGTACAATAAAGGTACAAAATCTACAGTTACTGATATTGATCCTGAAACAGGACGTATTACTTGGGATATTACTGAGGTTCCTGATTTTGAAAGTGTATTTAGAAATTTAAAAAAAGCTAAAGAATTTATGGATAAATTGTCTAGAAATAAAGAATTTAGACAAGATGCTACTATCCAAAAAATCCAACAAGAAATAGCTAAAAGTTTTAATGAACTTCGTACTCATGTGCGTAAAAATTACCCCGAAGAATACTCCAGAATTAAAATGGTAGTTGAAAACAATACTATTGCTTCAAATTCAGGATTTATTTCAGGAGGAGAAGGTGAAAATCATACAGGTCCTTCACCAAGAAAATCTACATATGGAGCTTATACACAAGCAGGATATAAAAAAGTCAACGAAGGTCCCGGAGCTACATTAGGTCCTGGTCCATCAGCCGGTCCTGAAGGTGTAAAAGATAATGTTTATGTTAAAGACTTTAAATACAAATTAGTTAATCAAAAAGCCTTAAATAAAAAAGCTAAAGGTATTGAAGTTAAACAACTTTGGGAAGCTACAGATACTGAAGATTTTCTAAATGGAATGAATATTGTAGATCCTGATAGAAGAAAATTTATATCAAGTCGATTAGAAGGATTTGATACTTTAGAAGAAAAATTAAATAATCTAATTCCATTATTACAACAAGCAAAACATGAAACTATGGATTACTATAGAGCAAATCCAAATTCATTTGCGGTAGTATATGGAACAGATTTAGCAAATGATTATTTAAACGATTTAATAGACTTATTTAAAAAACAATAAAATGGCAAATATACCCGTAAATTTTAATGGAGTAATTTTACTAGCCGGACAATCAGCAACAGGTTCGTTTGCTGGAATTCAAAGCTTAGGAACAGGTTCAGCATCAGCACCTTCTGGTTCTGTGATAACAGCTTTCAAATATGGAACAGGTTTATCGGCTAATGGAGCTATAATAGAAGCAACAGGACCCGCTTTTACTATACCTGCTGGGGCAACTATTCCTTTATTTTTAACATCTTGTAGTTTAGATGAAAATAGTGCTCCTGTAATTTTATACACATAATATTTATAATAAAATGAAAACCTTACAACAAGAATATCAACTTATAAAAGAAGGAAAAGGTAATAAAGACCATTTCCTTAAAATGGCTAGAAATATGTTTCCTGAGTATATTGCTCATGGAAATGATTTTAATGCCGCTGTTTCTATTCTAAAAAGTAAAAGTCTTTTAAGCGAAGCAGCTGGTGGTGTAGTAACACAATCAACTACTCAACCTAACTGGTTTAAAATTTTTAATGAAAAAATTGAAGAAGCAGTAGGTGTTAAAGATAAAAAAGAATATGGTGACCAAAACACTTTCGAAAAAATATCCCCAGAAGTAGCTAAAGATTTAGCTAATCAATTTGATAATAACGATCCTAAGAATATTGATAACCTTTATGGTCAATCATTTTTATTAGGGTATTTAACTGAAATGGGTGACCCTAAAAATGCTAAAAAAACAGTTGATGAGTTAAAAGCTATTGTTGCTAAAAACATGGCTAAAGATATTAATTATTATCACACAAATGCATTTGCCGGTATTAAAGGTATTGGATATCAAGTAGAAGCACCTGGATTAGGTGAACCTAAAGCACCAAAAGGAAAATATAAATCAAGTGGCTACGGCGATTTAGATAAAAAATAAATTATGAAACAAGTATTAATTGAAACTATCCCGTTTTCAGTTGCTCCTATACAACTAACTGAAGGTTTAAAAGCACCTTCCGGTAATCCTTTAGTTGAAGGAATACTTGCAACAGCCGAAGTTAAAAACGGGAATGGAAGATATTACCCAAAAGAATTATGGGAAAGAGAAATTTCCAAATATCAAGATATTGTTAAAGAAAATAGAGCAACAGGTGAATTAGATCACCCCGACTCTTCAATCATTAACCTTAAAAATGTATCTCATATTATTAGAGAAATTTGGTGGGACGGTGATAAAGTGTTAGGTAAATTAGAAATTCTCCCTACAGTATCCGGTAATATTTTAAAAGCACTTATTGAAAATAATGTAACAGTAGGTGTATCATCTCGTGGAATGGGTTCATTAAAACAAATTGGTGAAACCTTAGAAGTACAAGATGATTTTGAATTATTATGTTGGGATTTTGTTTCAACCCCTTCTAACCCAGGTTCATATATGCATTTGGTAAAAGAAGGTAAAGAACACCTCCCAGAAAATAAATTTGCTAAAGTAAATTCAATTCTTACAGAAATATTATGTGCTAATGGCACATGTCCAATATTCTAAAGACGCCTGCTACCTTAGGCAATAAATGTACCCGTAAGCATATCATAAGAACTGCTTGCGGGTCTTTTTTTCAAATGCGACTTTGAAGACTCCCCATATATGTATATTCGTAATATGCGATTTCCTATATCGCATCACGTTAATAAATCTTATTACGCTTCGAGTAATCTATAATAAGCGTATTTCCAACATTTAATTTGAGGACAAAAAGTATGAACAGAGATCTGCTAAAAGAAGCAATCGCTGATGCAAAAGCTGTTAAAGAAACTGCTATTGCAAATGCAAAAGCTGCTTTAGAAGAAGCATTTACTCCCTATCTAAAAGAAAAGTTAGCTGCAAAGTTAGCTGAAATGGACGATATGGAAGAAGCTGAAATCGAAGAAGCTAAAAAAGACGAGAAGGAAATGAAGGAAAATTTTGACATGGACGAAACCAAAGAAATGGATGAAGCTTACAACGTAGATGAAGCTGATGAAATGGAAGAAGGTAAAGAACTTGACGAAATGGACCTTGATGAACTTCTAAGAGAACTCGATGACATGGAAGAAGGTAAAAAAGAAGACGTAATGGAAGGTGAAGATGACCTTATCAACGATCCCAAAGGTTCCACAGCGCATGGTAATGTAGCTGAAGAGGAAGAAACAGAAATGGGTGAGGAAGAAGATGAGGAAATTGATCTCGAAAACATGTCTGAAGATGACCTGAAATCATTTATCGAAACAGTAATCGCCGATATGGTAGCCGCTGGGGAACTAGAGGGTAACATTGAAGACGAAGAAGAAGAAGGCGAAGAAGTTGAAATCGAAGACGAAGAAGAAACCGATTTAATGGAACGTAAAAAGTACGGTGGTAACAAAGGAGACGTACCTGCTGCTAAACGTGGTGACAAAAAAGACACTGCTGAAGAAGAAGGCGTTGAAGACTACAAGAAAA